TATTAAAAAAATAAAAAAATCATACCAATGAAAACACTTAAACAACTCAGAGAAGAGCGCGCCGCCATCAAGGGCGAGCTCGACGCGTTGTACAACACCTTGACGGTGGAAAAACGCAACATGACTGCCGAAGAAGGCACCAAATTCGACGAAACAACCGCCAAGATTGACGCGTTGGATGTTGAAATCCGCAGAGCTGAGAAAATGGAAGAAATCGCCCGCGTTGCAGGTGCTCCAAGCTCAAAGAAGGAAGAAGAAGAAGTACGCGCGTTTTCATTTTCTAAATTGATCACCGAAGTTGGAAACAACAAGTTGAGCGGTTTGGAGAAAGAAATGGTGGAAGAAAGTGCCAACGAGGCACGTAGTTTGGGCATTACCCCAAGCGGCATTTATTTGTCGAACAAGGTGATGGATGTGAAAATGCGCGAAAGCCGTACCATGACCGCAGGTTCAGCAACTGCCGGTGGAAACTTCATCCCATTGGAGAAAGTTGGATTTTTCGACGCTTTGTACGCTAAAACTGTTCTTGAGCAGTTGGGAGCTACCAAATTAACCGGATTGTCCGCTAACGTGGATTTGACCGGTTTCAGTTCTGGCGTTTCTGTTGCATGGGCTGCCGAAACCGCTGATGCTGCATCGGGCGACCCAGTTACTGCCGCTCGTCAATTGCGCCCTTCACGTATCGCCGGGTATAGCGATATTTCGAAGCAGTTGTTGTTGCAAAACAACCAGTCAATCGACCAGAAAATTATCGAATCGTTTATTAAAGCCTTGGCGGTTGAAATCGAAAAAGCAGCAATCAACGGTTCTGGCTCATCAAATCAGCCTTTGGGCTTGTTGGGTACATCTGGAATTAACAGCGTAGCAATGGGAACCAACGGCGCCGTGCCTTCATTGGCTAAGGTGTTGGAATTGGTTGCAGCTGTTGAGAACGCCAACGCAGGCATGAACGGTAAATTCTTGATCAACCCCAAATTGGTTGCCAAGTTGAAGCAAACCGAAATCAGCAGCGGAAGCGGCGCAATGATCATGTCTTACATGGCATATTTCAACGGATTGGCCGACCAAATCGACGGCAAACCCGTATTCTCAACTACAAACTGCCCTAGCAACTTGACTAAAGGTTCTAGCTCAGGCGTATGTTCAGCAATGATCTACGGAGATTGGAACAACTTGGTAGTTGGTCAGTTTGGCGGTGTTGAGTTGGTTGTTGACCCATTGTCTCAGGCAATTGGAAACAAAACCCGCGTAGTAGTAAATCAGCACGTAGGTATTGCAGTGGAACAGCCTGCCGCCTTCGGTGCAATCGTCGATTTGCTTACAGCTTAATCGATAGGGCGGTGTGGCTTAGCGGCCTATCCGCCCGCCAATATGGCCAAAAAACAAGAAAAACAGCCAGAAGTGGCGACGGTGGTAAGTGTGAAGTTCACATTTTCACCGATTGGGGCGTATGGTTTGAGTTATTTTATCGGGGAAGTTGCCGAAATCGACGCGTTGTTAGCGTCTGAAATCGTAGCAAACGGACACGCTGAATACGTAACCGAACAACCCGAAGTAACCGAGGAGCAGACCAGCACCGAGGAGCAGACCAGCACCGAGGAACAACCAGAAGTAACCGAGTAAACATGTACATCGCACGCGAACTAATATCGAAAGACCACGCCGATACGGCATACATAACCTTGGCGGAAGCTAAGCAGCATTTGCGCGTAACTAGCAGCGCAGACGATGCCTATATTACGGGGTTAATTTCGATGGCATTGGACGCGTGCGATGCTTACGTGGGTTATTCGGTCCGTAAATCAACGGTTAAATACGCATTTGACGGATTTACGGGGCCTATGGTATCGGTCGACACGCTCAACCCGTTTGGATTCATTGAAGGTAACATGTTGCGGATTTATTCGCGCGTGTTGTCGATTGAATCAATTAAATACGTGAACCAAAACAATACGGTTGAAACCGCAACGAATTGGATAGACGCGCCCGTTAAATTTGGGCAGTTTGGTAGATCGGTGTTTTTTGAATCAATCCCGGATAATTTGACGGACGACGACGTGCGTTTAATCGTTGAAATAAAGGAAGGTTTTGAACTTGCCAGCGCAACGGGCGTTAACGAATCAGCGAAATTCCCCGCATCGATTAAACACGCCGCATTGCTGTTGATTGGGCAGTATTACGATAACCGCCAATCGGTGGTTATTGGCGCGAGTGTGAACAAAATGGATTACAACCACGAATATCTGTTGGATAAGTACAGGGTCGTTAATTTCGGATAAGATGAACGCGGGATTGATGGACGAATTGGTAACGGTGCAGCAGTTCAGCACAACGACGGATTCAAACACCGGCGCGAAATTGCAATCATGGAGCACATACACGACCGCATGGGCACGGGTTCAAGAGGCTGAAAGCGGTTCAGAATCCATTGATTCAGATCGACGCGAAGCCAAACAAACAGTTACGTTCACCGTGCGTTACGATTCGGGGATAAATACCAAAATGCGCATCGTTTGGGAGGGCAGGAATTACAACATTGAGAATATCGCGGATCTGTCGCGTCGTATGTATTTAATTATTCAAACAGAGCTAGTTCAATAATGGCCAATAAAAATTCATACATACAGAAAAATAAGGTCGTTATCCAGGGGATTGCCAATTTGAAGGTTGAAAACGCCATCATGGGGCAGTTTATTGAGCAGGCTGGAAAGGTTTTTATTGCCTTGGCCAAGTCAAAAATCAAGGTGAAAACGGGCAATTTGCGCGAATCAATTGGGTTTATCCGCCGCGATAATTCAAATTACGGGAAACCATTTCGTTTAATTGGCGCGAGGGTTTATAGCGGCTACAAAGGTTATCATGCGCACCTAATTGAAGAAGGAACGGCAGACCGTACACCAAGCCGCAAAAAGAAAGTAAACGCAAACGGCGTAAAATACGCGCCAAACATTGGGCCTGCAAAACCATTTATGCGCCCAGCGTTTGAGCAAGGAAAAGGAATTTACATTCAAATTATTACAAAATTAACCACCGATTACATAACAGAGAAAGCGCGTAAATCCGGAATAAAATAGAAAAAAAAAATAAAAAATATATATCATGGCAAGCACAGGAATCACAAACGGCACGCTGATTGCAATCTACAAAGATGTTGCAGGCACCTTGACCAAAATCGCGAACGCGACCTCAAACGATTTTTCAATCACCAAGGACATGATTGAAACCACCAACAAAGACAGCGCAGGCGCGAAGGAATACATCGCGGGCGAGTATGGATACACCATGTCTGTTGAGGGTATGTTCGAGGAGGATGCTAGCGTAGGCGCATCAATCAGCTGGAAAGAAATTTTAACCGATTTGATCGCGGGCACATCCGTAACAATCGTTATGACATCAAACGTTTCAGGCGACATCAAGTTGAGCGGCGCAGCGTTTTTCAGCGACTTAAATTTGACCGCCCCACGTAATGACGTGGCAACCTTCACCGCCTCAATTCAAGGCACTGGAGCGTTGACGGTTGGAACAATCTAATTTTTATTATCTTCGTGGTATGAACCACATCGAAATCGGGGGTGTTCAGCACCCCCTTTTGTTTAACATGATTGCCATCGAAAACGTGATGGACGAAATCCATGTACAGAATTTTGACGAATTGAGCAGCCACATAAGCATGGCCACCGTGTCAAAATCTTTAAAATTTAGCCGTGTTTGCGCATTCCACGGAATCAAAGCCGGGTATCGCAAAACGGGCGAAACGTTTCCATTTGGAGATATTGACGATTTGGCGGACGCGGTACAGTCATTTTTTGAGGTTGAACCTGCATTGCAAGCGTTTACCAAAGCCGTTGAGGAATTTTTTAAACCTCGCAAAAAACCAAGCGTAAAATCGGGAAAATAGACGGCGGACAATCTGAACCGCTCGACTTTGACCGCCTTAAAGAAATAGCATTCGGAGAAATGCTGATGAGCGAAAACGATTTTAACGATTGCACACCGAAATATTTTCGTTTGCGGCTGTTTGGTATGCGAGAAGCCCAAGAACAGCAATACCAAAACCAATGGTACCAAACTCGATGGGCTGTTGCAACAACAATTTCCCCACATTTAAAAAAACCCATGTCGCCGATTAAGTTGATGCGGTTTCCATGGGAGCAAACAGAGCATGAGGATATTGTTGCGACCGTTTCCAAGTATAAAGATATATTTGCGAAGCTCACCCCACCCGCCGAAGCATGAAAGCAATAAACGCCGCATATAACGTATTATCCAATAATTCAGCATTGACGGCGGTTGTTGGCTCAAACATAAACCCGTTACGAATCACCCAGGGCGTAGCATATCCAGCGGTTACGATGCGAGTTTCAACCGTTACCCCGCACCCGTCAAAATCGGGGCAGTCAAAAACGGACTGGGCTACGGTTGAGGTTTCTAGTTACGCGACTACATACCCACAAGCGGTGCAGGTTGCCGATTTGGTACGCGCCGCAATGGAGGTTGCGACACCCGGCACGTTCAATGGCGTTTATACTTGGGAAATTGTTTACAACGGTGAGAGCCATTTGGCGGACGACAATACCGAGGAATACGGCATTTACCAAATTATTCAGGATTTTACGATTTCTTACAACCGATAAAAAATGTCATTAAGTTCGATAAATATTGTATTAGGGGCCATTACGGAAGCGTACAACGCTAGCGTAAACAAGGCGGCCGAAACCATGGATCGCGTATCGAAACGGATGCAGAAATCCGCCGACCAAGCGTCCAAGGGGGTAGGTGATGCGCTTGGCTCGGGGCAGTTAAGGCAGAAGATTGAAAGCATTTCGTCCGTAATACTCGAGCAAAAAGATATTTATCGCGACATGGCCAAGGAATTGGAGGATTTGCGCCAGAAGCGCGACGCCATGTCAAAATCGGACGTTCAAGGCCAAAAAGCGGTACGTGCCGAAATTGAGAAAACAAAAAACGGGTTAAAAGAAATCAGCCGAGATACTGCCGAATTGACGGCCAAAAAACAAGCGTTAACACAGCAACTATCCGCCACCAATCAATCGCTTGGCGGAACACGTGCAGCGTTGAACGGATTGGCTACGTCGTTTAGCGCGGTTTCGTCCGTTATTGGGATTATGGCCGACGACAACAAGGCGTTGCGCAACACATTGATGGCATTGAACGCGGCGTTGAATTTTAGCGCGGCAATTATGCAGGTAAAGGATTTGCAGGAACAGTTTGGCGGTTTGACCAAATTTCTCACGAACCCATGGGTGTTAGCCTCGATAGCCATTGCAGCGGCAGGGGCGGCCATTTATGCGTATTCAACACGCGTATCAGAGGCCGAACAGATGCAGCGCGATTTGAATAAGGAATTTTTGAACGCTACCAAATCAGCCAAACAGAACGAAGTGGCATTGATGGGGTATTTGGCCATCGTAAACGATACGACAAGAAGCGAAACGGAAAGAAAAGGGGCGTTGTTGGCATTAAAGGAGGCAGGAATTGCAGTCGACGACATTAACATACGCACCGCCAAGGGGTTAAAAATATTGAACGACCGCACGCGAGATTCAATTGATTTGTCAATTCAAAAAGCGATTGCCGATAGAGCGTCCGCCAAAATCGCCGAAATTGAGATTGCAAAAATTGAACGGTTAAATAATTTGCGGGAAAACGGCGCATCTATTTTGAATAAGTTTCGCGAAATGACGTTGCCCGGATTTAATGCGCAAGTTTACGAAACCAATCAGGCATACGATGAGGCCGAGGCGTTAACGGCGTTATACACAAACGCATTGAAAAACGCCCAAGGAGCTATTGCGACATTGACGGCAAGAACAACTGGGGCGGACGAGGCGCAAAAAACATACAATACAAATCTCAAACAAGGCACAAAAGACGCCGAAAAACTAGATAAAGAGATTGCCAAATTGTCGGCTGATTTGGAAAAAATTGGCAAAACCAAGCCAACCGGCGAGGGGCAGTTTATTCCGCTCGACCCATTGAGGGAAGCCCAAACAGAGCAAGACGCCATTTTGGAGGATATCCAGGCATCGCAGGATAAGTTCAAAAAGAAAGGCCCATTAACATCAGAGGATATTTTTGGAGCCGATGAGGTTGCGCAGGACGTGCAGGTAATTACGACTGAGATAGGGAAGTTGCCGCCCGCATATGAGGAAATGGCAAATCGTGGATCCGAAGCATTTAGAAAACACAAAGCCGATTTAGACGAAGCCGCAAGAAAATCCGAAGAATGGGCCGCCAAAGAAAAACAAGCCGTCGGGCAAATTAACGCAGCGTTTGCAACCTTACAATCCGAAGCCATGGTATCGTTCGGGCAATTCCTTGGCGATTTAGCATCGGGAGAGCAGGACGCTGGCAAGGATTTCGGTAAAAATATGCTGGGCGCAATTGCGGCGTTCATGGATTCGCTCGGTAAGGCGTTAATTGCTACCGCCGTAGCGTCCGAGGCATTCCAAAAATTAATCTTAACCAATCCGCTTGGAGCAGCTGCAGCGGGTGTTGCATTGATTGCAGGCGCTCAAATCGTCCGCAACAGTCTAAAGGAAGGCCCCAACGTCACCGCGTTCGCAGATGGTGGTATCGTATCGGGCCCAACACTCGGCTTGATGGGGGAATATCCGGGGGCATCAACCAACCCCGAAGTTATCGCCCCATTGGATAAACTTAAATCATTAATGAAACCAAGCGATTCAGGTTCGGGATTCATCGCATCAACGCACGTAAGCGGTCGCGATTTGGCCATTGTTTTGAATCGGTATAATAAGGATAACCAACGTGGCTAGGAAATATTACGGTTCGTTTTATTCGGTGACGGGCAAGCTGCACCGCGTAGAGATTTGGGACGCCCCAAGCGGTTCGGCATCGGGTGGAACGGAATTAACACTGTCGGGCGAAGGTTACACAATTGAACGAGATGGTGAGGGCGATACGTTCTATGAAAACTCAATCCGTCCATCACGTTCAACATCGTTTTGGTCGATTCCGTCCGACACGATTTTAGGCGAGTTTAAGCAAGTAGCAACCAATGCAGAGCAGTATTGGGCGGTACTGATCTACCAAGACGGCGAGTTAATCCATGTCGGTCGCGTTGTGGCCGATCAGATGCAGTTCAGACGCGAAGCCATACAAGCGAAACCAACGGTCGAATTGGCTGCCGTTGATGGCCTGGAACTACTCGACGGATTTTTCGTCGATGCGTCATGGTTTACCGATGGTAAAATAACGATTGCGCAGTTATTCCGTAGGTGTTTGGACACGCTAGGTTTGAAGGATTATTGGGTTGTGAACGGCACGAATACGGATTATTTCCGCGATGCCGTTGCGATGTATTCGAGCGATGCACTTCGAAAAGGCATAGATCTGTTGAAGGTCGATTTGAACACATTCGTAAACGATTATGATGCATTCCGTGACATAAAATCAACCGACATCGATTCGTTTGAATACGCGGCGAATAATATGGTAACGTGCCGCGCCGCCATTGAACAGATATGTGATATTTTGCAGGCTCGATTTGTTCACGAACTGGGTAAATATTGGCTTGTTTCGGCAGCAGAGTATCTTGATACTACGGTGGCTTATCGCCAGTATTCCTATACGTTGCAGTATATCGGGACGGGAACATACACCCACACCGTGCAACTTGGTAACGATGTACGCCCACAATGGCAAGCCAAGCCAACGCTAACCTATCAGCCCGCCGCAAAATTTGTCCAGATAGACACTGAACGCACGATGAACACGGGCGTGTATCGAACGTATGCGAATAAATCAATTTCAGCCCTAAGCGGTGTATTTGATGGCGTCCCAACGGGTTCGACGCCTGACGAAGCTCCGATGCGTATTCGTTTTTCAATGAAGTTTGCGCGGCATATTTTTACGGGATCAACCACGGGGCCCGAGGATAGTACGACCGTTGAGATTCAAATATGGTTAACCGATTCTGCAGGGAATATTAAAATTTTGGATAACACCAATTTTTATTGGGTATCGCATACTGGAGCAGTGCCAGTAAGAAAAGAATCCATCAAAACAGACACGCAAAACACAACGTGGACATCGTTTGTTTTTGATAAACAGATTTCAACAGCTCCTGCAGGATTTGACACACTGCACGTTCAAGTTTACCGCGTTCGGGCCATCAAAGACCGCTTTAACATTTTGGGGGTTAAGCTAGCCAACCCAGCCACGTTTGACAAAGATTATTGGGGCTCAATTCAAATCGCATTCGCCGACGCGTCACCGTACAACAACCCCGATTTCACGTTTAACGTGACGGAGAGTTACACGCCAGACACCAACAGCGGATTAAATTCCAAACCGATTATTTTAGCCCCGAAATATTACTACTCATCGAATAAATACGCGACGGGTAACATATTGGCCAATAACGGAACAACCGATGTAATTGCGGACGATTGGTATTCTGGGTTTGATTCAACAACGCACGGATCACCAACGGAGATGTTGGGTAAATCCGTTGCGGGTTTATATCGCGATTTTGTGCCAGTCATTCAAGGCACGTGGCACGATGCAGGGACATTGAACGCCATCAAGTCGTTGTATTTCGATGATTACAAATGGTTATTCAACGGGGCAGTTTATTCGGCCCGCATGGAAACGTGGGATGGAGAGTGGTTAGGATTGGTTCCGATTTACACGGGGTTGACCTCATCGGGCGAGGGTCTTAAGGTCGGTTCAGGTTTGAAGGATCGCGTGAACTATCACGACGAACAGATAGCCCGTTTAAATGATTCGGTTCAGCGTGTGCCGGCATTGATGCTGAGCCACATGGTAAACGAGGCAGACGGCGCACCATCGACCGCGCCAACGCAAAACACGCGTTACGAAATGATGGTGCAGTATGACTACGCGTTGGAAACGATGTCATGGCACTTGCAGGAGCACAACAGCCCCGTCACGTACACCGCAGGAACGCATACCATAACCAATGGTTACGAGCTTATTTTGTGTGATACATCGGGCGGTGCGGTTAATATCGACCTGCCAGACCCAACGTTAAGCAAGGGTAAAAAATACTATTTCAAGAAAACAACCACATCACATCAGGTTGTAATAACGGGCGGGGGTTACGACATTGACGGTTCGCCATCGAAGGTCATGACATCGCAGTTTGAAACGTGCACCGTCATATCCGATGGCGCTCAGTGGTGGTTAATTTAATTTGTTGCAACCGTTTTACCCCGTGCGAGTAAATTTGGTTTATGAATTTCAACGCATTGGACAACATCGCAGGTTCTGAGGGCCTGAAATCGTATCACGGAGTTGGTGCCGTAACGGGTAAGGAATACAACGCTTTGGTGGTTCGCGAAGATACTGTTTTCACCGTTTTAACCATTGTGGATAAAAACGGGGCGACCATCAACGAATTGACGTCGGCAAATTTAAGCGGCATCACCTTGAAACAAGGCGAATATATCCCTGCCGGATTGGGCGCAAAAATTACAGCGTTTACCATTACATCGGGTTCGGTTTTAGCGTATTAATACGATGCGGTTAGGTATTGGGTTGGGCCTATTCAAACAAGGCGCTGTAAGTGTTGGTGTGCGGTTGTTTTCCGCATACAAATCGCGCGTTATTGCAGATGGCGGAAAAGTCGAGGCGGATAATTGCACGATAAACTTGCTAAATAACGCATTGTTGCGTTCGGCATCAATTTTGACAATTCCAAGCGGATACAAAGCCAACAAATTATATTCGCAAATTCCAACAAGTGGTTTGGCGGATTTTACTTGGACAAGAGCAAGTACGGCAACAAGAATACAAAGTGGAGGAACGGTTGAAAGTGTAGCAACGGGAGTGCCGAGATTAGATTATAGTTTTGGTAGTTGTCCCGCTATAATTTTAGAAAACGCACGAACAAACCTTGTATTCCCATCAGCAACTGCAACCACACAAACAAGAACAGTCACCGCAGTTGCACACACTTTGAGTTTTTACGGCACGGGAACAGTTGTACTTTCGGGTGCGGCTATTGCCATATTAAACGGAACGGGTGGAAATAATAGGGTTAATTTGACATTTACACCAACCGCAGGAAGTTTAACTTTGACCGTTACTGGGACGGTAACAAATTGGCAATTGGAAGCCGCACCGTTTGTTTCTTCATTGATTGAAACAACAACCGCATCTGCAACAAGGGTTATGGATGAATGTACTAAAACGGGCATTTCTTCATTAATTGGTCAAAGCGAAGGCGTTGTTTTTGTAGACCTTTATTTTGCACAATTAACAAACGCTGCATTTAGGTCTTTTGTTTGTTTAGAAGGCAATACCGCGAACCAACTTAGTGGATTTACAGTTAGCACATCAAACAACGGAAACGATGTGCAATATGCTGGTGGTACTTATTCGCTAACTACGGGAAGGCACAAAATCGCTTGTACTTATTCCCAAGCCAACAATCAAAGAAAGTTATTTGTTGATGGTGTTTTGCGTGTAACGGGTACACATACAAACTTTTCGGCAACCATTGACCGATTAGCATTGGGATGTCGCATAAACCCATTTGCAAGTTTTGTAACCGATAGACCATTAGCTACACAGAGCGGAATTTATGATTTTGCTATTTTCAATTCACTTTTAACAGACGCACAATGCGTTGCATTGACAACATTATGATTTTCGCAAAATATTCTTTTATAAACCAAGATGATTGGGTAAAATACAAAGACCAAATCACACAAGACGAACAACCAATTAATTGTGCCATTGTTGAAATTGGTCAATTAAAAAATGGCTTTGCCGTTGACATCCTTTGGAATGGCGAGCCGTTGGAATCCTTTGCAACTAAAGAAGTGTTTCCAAATCCCGTGGGCGTTCATACTTTCAGTGGGTGTGAGTCGCTTTACACGGCCCGTTTCTGTGAGTTTAACCCAACCTCTACATACTGTGAAACACCTTCAAAATGATACAACCGCAGGTATCGCAACAGCCATTACTGGATCGAGTGCGCTCATTAATTTTGCCCAAACTTGGCAGCCTGTTGTTTCTTTGGTTGTGGGTTTGGTTGGTATTGTTTCGGGCTTGTTTGCAATTCGTTACTATTCGAAAAAAATAAATGGCAAATAATACGCAGCAGCATAAGCCCAAGCCAAAAAAGAAGCTTGGCCGTCACACGAAGCACGTTAATAAACACAAGTCATGCAAGCCAACAAGAGGCCAAGGCTAAAATCGTATTTCAAACCAACCCCCAAACGTTTTCGAATCCTGGGCGATTCGATTGCGGCCGCATCTCTTTTCATTGCCGGGCTGAATCTAGACAACCCCAAATTAATGCTCATTTCAGGCATTGCTGGGGCGGTCGGTAAATTCGTGACAAATTTCTTTGGCGATGAAGCCTAAATACGCTTTATACGTCATCGCATTAATCGCCTTCATATTGGCGGCCTACTTATCGCGACCCGAACCAGTACGCACCGAATACCACCACACAACCTACACAGACACCATTAAATCGCTCGAGATTAAATATGATACACTGTACAAAATCCAACGCCGCACG